GAAATTTCCAACAGCAAGAACATTTCCACAAATCACTATTGATGGTAAAGCAATTGGTGGATACGACGAATTTTGGAAGTGGGAAATTGGTCAAAGAGTGTCATGATTTTAGAATGCGAGTATTGCTATTCTAGGATTGTTATTAAACCTGACGAGAGAGAAACCAGGATTAACTTTTGTCCTCATTGTGGCGAACCATGCGACGATGATATGGATGAATTAAACTTTGATGAATAATTGGTTATATCAAGGGAGAAATTTCGAACCACCCGAAGATTTTAGTCCAGATATATGGTATGGTTTTGTTTATTGTATAACCAATAGAGCAAATGCAAAACAATATATTGGAAAGAAGTTTTTTTGGAAAGCAAAGACACTTCCTATTACAAAAACTCGTAAGAGACGGCAAAGGCTTAAAGTCGAATCTGATTGGCGTACATACTACGGTTCTAATAAACACCTACAACAAGATGTCGAAAAGATGGGAGAAGACTTCTTTCATAGAGAGATTATACATCTCTGTAAATCGAAAGGCGAATGCGCTTATCTTGAAACAAAAGAGCAATTTGAAAGAGAAGTCCTATTAAGCGAGAAGTATTATAATGGTATTATCAATTGTAGAATTGGTGGAAATAGTGTGAAAAACTTGTTTACAAATGACTAAAAGTATGGTATAATAGATATATAATGGCAAAAATATTAAAGTTTCCGACTCCGGAAATCAAAAAAGATAAAGAAGATGCTGATCTTCTTAATAAACTCAGCGATGAATGTGTTAATAACTCTCATTTCTTATTAGAAGTAATGGAAGAGTTTATTACAACTGGTGAAGTAAATCAAGACTTTATGTTAATGGATTTCAGAGATGAGACAAAACAAGAGTCAAGAGATATGTTTGTGATTGTTAATATGTTAAACGCAATGTTTAATCGTTGGTACAATATGCCACATGGATTACATCAAACAATGGATAATGCTTACATTAAAATAAAAGAAATGATTCTTTTAAACGAAGAAGCAAATCATGATCTAGCTGAATTTGTATTTGAACCAGAAGATAGTGATATAGAATTTACGTTTACACCCGAGGAACCAGAAGATAATGATACTGATTGATTACAGCCAAATAGCGCTGTCTAATATAATTGTGCAAAAGCTCAATGATGAAAGCATGATAAGACATATGATACTTAACAGTATACGTATGTATAATAAAAGATATAGAGAAGAATATGGACAACTTGTTATTTGTGCCGATGGTATGAATACTTGGAGAAAGCAATTCTTTCCAGAATATAAAGCAGCTCGTAAAAAGAATAGAGATAGTTCAGGACAAGACTGGACTGAAATCTTTAGAATCTTACATACAGTTCGTGATGAGATCAGAGACTATCTTCCATATAAAGTCGTACATTTAGAAGGCGTAGAAGCAGATGATGTTATTGGTACACTTACAATGCAAACACAAGAGTTTGGTATGGCTGAGCCAGTTATGATTATATCATCTGATAAAGACTTTATTCAATTACAAAAGTTTAATAATGTTAAACAATATAGTCCTATACAAAAGAAGTTTGTAACTGATAAGAATCCAAGAACATATTTATTTAATCATATTATGAGAGGAGATACAGGAGATGGGATTCCAAATGTTCTTTCAGCTGATGATACCTTTATTACAGAAAAAAATCAAACACCACTGAGACAAACAAGGATTGACGCCTGGTTAGAAGATTCAGATAACTTAAGAGAATCTATGGATGACGAAGTATATCGTAACTATCAAAGAAATAAGAAGCTTATTGATCTTACTGACATACCAGAAGACATCCAAGAAACTATTATAAATACTTTTAATGAACAAGGTAAAACACCGAATATGAAAGTGTTGAACTATTTAATAAAGAAAAGATGTAATCATTTGATTGAAGTCGTGGAGGAATTTTACAATGGCTAGAAAATTAGTATCAGANGTTTTAGANGAAGCTTCAAAAATCNTNAANAAGAGCCGATCGTNTTCGNTTTTTNNAGACAAAACAAANCACCNGGTCTTACAGATATATTNAGGATNAANTTNGATGANACNNTAGTATCTGCNTTACCANNNGGAGCACCATCATTTAAAAGAGANGATGCACCAAAAGGATATGAGTATACTCGGCTTAATAAAGCATATACTCAATTTAAATATTTCTTTAAAGGACCAGTCGCAAATGGTATGAAACCCTTAAAGAGAGAAGGATTATTTCTTAATCTATTAGAATCACTTAATCCTGAAGAAGCAGACTTATTAGTTGCAGCAAAAGATAAGAATATGAAATATAAAGGTATCACCAAAAAAATGGTAAATGAAACCTTTCCAAATCTTATTGTAAAATAAACCTTTACAAATACCATATTTTATGGTATAATATATATTATGAACATTTTTATACTTGACAACGATCCCGTAATTGCAGCACAAGAACAATGTGACAAACATGTTGTTAAAATGATTGTTGAATCAGCTCAAATGCTATCAACTGTTCATCGTATGCTTGATGGTGTTATGGAACGTAGACCATCTAAGTCAGGCGCAATGCTACAATACTGGAAACTTAACGATCAAAGAGAAAGTATACTCTATAAAGCATGCCATTTTAATCATCCATCAACAGTATGGACAAGAGAATCAAAAGCAAATTATCAATGGCACTATAAACATTTTATTGCTTTATGTGATGAATATACATATAGATATGGTAAAGTTCATTCCACTGATACAAAATTGAGAATAGCTTTACAACAAATACCAACAAATATTCCTGAAAAGCATATGACACCATTTAAACTTGCAATGGGTTCAAATCCAGAATGTATACTTGAAGACGCAGTTGAATCTTACCGTAGATTCTATGAAACAAAACAAAAAAGATTTACGATGGTATGGACAAAAAGACCAGTGCCAAAATGGTTTAATGCGCTATAAAATATACGAATATCGATATACATTTAAAGGTAATTTTGCTTATGCAGCAAACTGTATAGAACATGCTCTTGATCTAATGGGACATGAAAGAGTAGAAGAAGATGCTGACCTACATATATACAATCATACTTGTAGAGATTTAGAACCTGATATGCCAGAGAATTCTATTATCTTTAAACCAACAGCTCCTACAAGTAAACATTTTCAAATAGATACCTTAGGATATGCAAACAGCGGATTCTATACATTTAATGAACCTGATTATAAAAACAGAGTCGTTGATAATACTGAATGGAATTATATAAATGATTTAATAGAACAGAGAGCTAATAAATGGGATGACTCAATATTACTTAAATGGAAAGATGTTAAAGAAGTAAGAGATGATCATATACTTATTATAGGTCAAATGCCAGAAGATGAAACAGTACATGGCTTTGGCTTTGGTGATCATTGGAAAAAGATGTGTATGATTATCGATAAGCTAAAAGACGAAAACTTAGTAATTAAATTACATCCAAGAATAGCAAAAGCTTCTCATATTATAAGAGATTTAAATAAACAAATAGAGCAATGGAAAGATGCTGGTCATCAAGTCATTACAGGTTATGAATCAATCCATAGTGTATTACCTAAAACAAGATTAGCTATTGTAGAAAATACAACAGCAGGAATAGAATGTATGATGCATGATGTTCCTATCATATCGCATGGATATCCTGACTATCATTGGATAACAAAAGATTTAAGAATACTTACTGAATTAAAAGGATATATAAAAGATATATCATGGTTTAATCAAGAACGATCTAGACAGTTTTTAATCTGGTATATATATGATTATCTATGTTTTGATATACCATCAACATATAATAGAATAGGAGAAATATTAGATGCCAACATATGAATTTAAAAATACTGAGACAGATGAAGTCTTTGAAAAGATTATGTCTTATGACAGTAAAGTAGAGTATTTAAAAGATAATCCACATGTACAATCACATTATACAACAATGAACATAGATCATGATGGTGGTAAATCGGTTCTTTCAAGAGCTGGTGATGGATGGAAAGAAGTACAAAATAGAATTAAGAGTGGAATGCCACCAAGATTACGGGACAATATAAAAACAAAATGAGAAAAGAAGAAATAGTTAAACTCATCGAAAATCTTCAAAGCGAAGATAAAGGTGGAGAAATAGAAGGAATATTTTATGATAGATATGGCGGAAGGATCATTACTGATTCTATTAGGATTGACATGGATAGCGGTAGAATTATACTGGTACAAAAGGGATCGGAAAACTACGAAGTCAACAAAAAAAATTGGCAACAGGAGATAAGCTTTAATGTCAAAGACTAAAGAAGAAAAGCTTTTACAAGTTGTTAACTTATCACCAGATGAAAGCTGGATAGAAAAAATCGTCGACGTACATCCAATGAAACAAGTAGCGATTATGACAGTCGTACAAGCTCTTGTATTCTTTTTTATGCTAGGAGTAATGGCATTTACTAATTTATTTTTATGAAATTTATACATGAACCAGCAGATCTTGGTTATAACGATCTTGAAGCAGTCACAGGAGATAAAGGTAGATTCTATACAGATCCAGAGGGAAATAAGTATGCATCAGTTACTACAGTTCTTTCAATTCTTTCAGAAGAAGCAATACAAGCGTGGCGTGCACGCGTAGGCGAAGAAGAAGCAAATAGGATATCAAGGCAAGCAAGCTCAAGAGGAACAACCGTTCATAATATAATAGAAAAATATATTGCAAATGATCCTGAATATATTAAAGATGAAATGCCACATAACATACAAACATTTAAAGATATACAACCAATCTTAGATGAAAGCGTTACAAAGGTATATCAACAAGAAGCTCCGTTATTTTCTAAGCATTTAGGATTAGCTGGAAGAGTAGATTTAGTCGGCCAATGGAAAGGTGTTGATTCAATTATTGATTGGAAAACATCTCGTAAACTCAAAAAGAAAGAATGGATAAGTTCATATTTTATGCAATGTGCAGCTTATGCTATTATGTGGGAAGAAAGAACAAGTGTACCTATTAAACAATTAGTTGTATGTATTGCTGGTGATGAAGGACCACAAGTCTTTATTGAAGACCGAGATAATTGGACAAAGGAGTTAATTAATACAATTAATGAATATAAACGAAGAAAACTATTTGGGAGATAGAAATGGCAAATTATAGAGGAAGGCTTTTAGAAACTATAAAAACATCAGCAAAAGCTAATGTTGATCGGCATTTAATGAATGCAGAAGTTTTACTTGGTAGTCACGTTGGAGTTGCAGAACACAGCGATATGATGGAAACTATTGAAAAAGAACTTTTAGAAGTAGCTAAATACCAAGATATATTAGAATCAATAAAACTAATAGGCAAATAAAACTTATAAATAGATATTTACATTTACTTAAAAGTATGGTATAATATATCTATGAAAAAGTTTAACGAGTTTTTAGCTGAAAGAGCTGGCAAAGGCTTAACTGTCTTTGATATTGATGATACATTNTTTGTGTCAAAAGCTCGTGTACTTGTAAAGAATACAAATACTGGANAAACTAANGCTTTAACTCCAATGGAGTTTAATAGTTATAAGTTAAGAAAACATGAAGAGTTTGATTTTGGTGAATTTAAATCAGCCAAGATCTTTTATCAAACTGCTACACCAATTGGTCGTATGGTACAAAAGGCCAAAGCAATTATAAACAATGCAACTAAAAAAGGTTCAAAGGTTATTATTGTAACAGCAAGAAGCGATATGGATGATAAAGATCTCTTTATTAAAACATTTGAAGCTCACGGTATACCAATGAAAAATGTATATGTTGAAAGAGCTGGAAATATGAGTGGTAAAAATAGTGCAGCCAATAAAGCGATTATTTTTAGAAAGTATTTAAAAACCGGTGAGTATGCAAGAATAAGACTCTTTGATGACCACAAAGAAAACCTTCAAGCACTACTTGATTTGAAAAAAGAGTTTCCTACAGTAGAAATGTTTGCTTATTTGGCAGACCTAAAAGGAAGCGTAAAGAGAATAAAATAATGCCTATAAAATTAACAAAGAGCGCATCTGTACGTGATAGAGCTACAGGAAAANTAACAGTACAACATGATTATATTAAATCACACTCAACAAAAGATTTAATTGAAAAATATAACACTGGTACTAAACCAAAAGTTAAACAAAAAATTAAAAATGAATTAGTAAGACGTGGTGGTGTGGTATTTAAATAATGGCTAAACCAAGAACAAGTGGTATCAGTGGTATTACTCCAATTCGAAAAGGTACTTCAATAGGAAGAAATCCTAAATCGAGAGCAACCATGAATAAAGCTAAAAAGAGAAGTTTTAAGAAATATCGTGGACAAGGAAAATAAAATACCAGAGAATACTATTCGTATTAGTTGCTCAGTAGATATACCATATGATCATAATGTATTAAATTATGGAGATAAATCCAGAAAAATATTATTAGATTATATTAAAAATGGTGGATATTATGTCGTCACAAATGGACCGAATAAAAGAAGTACTTAATTTAGAGGAGTACAAAAAGAAACAAAAGAAACAATTTAGAAGAAAGATTCTAAGTACAATACTTGCAATAGGACTTATTACTGGAGCAGTATTATTTTGGATATATTATGGATAATAAACAATGGCATGGTGGAAAAGGATCAAAGAGAAGAAATTCAAATGATTCTTTATACGCAGATAATTGGGAAAAGATCTTTGGTAAAAAGAAACCAGAAGTCACTGTGCGTAAAGAAACACCAAATCATGCCACTACACAAATTCACAAAGATCAGACAAAAGTCATACCGAGAAGGTATAAATATAATAACGAGGAACAAATATGAGTATAGATATAGATCAATTTGATTTTGGTTTTACAGCTGTTGATGAAAACGAACTCGAAGCTGTACAGAAATTATCATCAGAAGCTTCAACAGTTGCAGCATCTGCAGAAATAAACGAAGAAAAACTTAATAAACTTTATAATGCTATATTGCCTCTCTTATCAAATTTAAAAGCAAATCCAGAAAAGGATTACATTTACTGGCCAAATAGGACAGAAAAAGTAGAAGCCTTTGAAGATTTAATATCAGGAATAGTTAAATAATGGCTCAAATACCACAAACAAATGTAAGCATGGCTGCTATTAATACAGAAGTTACTAGTGTTAATAGTCATTCACTTACCACGCTCTCAACTAATGCAATTCCAGGAGGCGGAACATCTACTGTTGACGGTAATACTCCTCATGGAATGGGTGAGTTTCG